GATGAATATATTTCAACAGAAGAATGTGGCAGACGTCTTGGTGTCTCCGACCAAACCATTCGCAACTGGATGTCAATCGGTCGTAAGCAACCTGCTAAAGGCTGGGTAGAAGGCATCCATTATGTTAACGTCTCTCCCGATCCTAAAAAGAAGGCAGTACTAAGGATACCTTGGAACCAACTGATCCAATCTTTTGCCAAAAACCCGGAAGTCCTGACGGTTGATCTGAATCCTCAACGTCAAGATCGTAAGCCGATGTACCAAAAAACATGGGATCCTGCAGAGAATGGCGCACCGTTTTAAAAATATCGATATCGATGCGGTAACGCTGGATAACCACGAGGAGTTACTGCCTGAATCTCTGGTTCGTCAGGTGGAAATGTTTTTGCCGCCCAGTGGCTCGTTCGATGACGAGTGCCTGCGTAGATACTTGGAAAACTTAAAAAATTATGAAGAAGAAGACGCTAATTCTGGCATGACACTTGCAAATCGATTGCGTCTTGCGTTTCAGGATTTACAAGCTGATACGATCTGCGGTAAATTCCCCCAGGCAGAATTGCCTCTCAAGCGGAGACTCCGTTGTGTTGCTGAGTATTTGATTCGTTCCGGAGAATTTGATAAGGTAAGGGACGATACTGGCAAGCTCGTCAAGAAACGCGGTGTACTTGGCAAATTAGTTGTTATGTACCAGCCGACGCCAAAGCTTTTAGAATCACTGAATCGCCAAGGGTTACTAGAAAAATGAACCGACGTGAAAAATTAATTGCTTCTGTGATCGGACCAGAGCTAGACGAAACAAAAGCTAAGATGCTCGATGCCACGATGAAGTTAATTCTCGGGGATATGGGCCAGCAGTACTGCAAGATGTGGGAAGTAGAAGGCCCTGGCGTCATGTGCTTCCAACCCGGTGGCGAACGAAGCATGTTCTTTTTGACACTCAAGGAGCTTCACGCTGCTCAAGAACAAGAAGAGCGTGCCAACAACGGCGATCTTGCTGAGACATTTCGGAGAATTCTTTCTGCGGCGCAGAAGATTGATCCTACGGAAAAAGCTGGTTACATCATTAATGATGAAGACGGCATTCGATTCCTTGAAATTGATTACAACAAAGTGTCTGAGCAATGAGCAACGAAGGGCTTCAGCGTACGTCAAATCGACGGGAAGGCATCGAACTGATCACCAGTACTGATTTGGTTCTAGCCGCAAACGAACTGATGGGTGGCATCACATTAGATGTTGCCAGCTCCAAGGTTGCCAATGAATTTGTCGGTGCTGAAAACTTCTACACACCATCAGATGATGGACTAAATGCTCAACAGTGGTACGGGAAGGTGTATTTGTTTCCACCAGCGGGTATGTACTTCTGGGATAAGAAGAATTCTCGCTGGAAAAAAACAAGGGCTTCTGCAGTGTCATTGACATCGTCCCATGCTGTGTGGTTTCGGCGTATGTACCATGCCTGGATCTCTGGTGAGATAGAGCAGGGTCTGTATTTCAGTAACTGCCCTGACATGATTCGTTACGAGCCCAAGATCTTTAGTTTTCCGATGTGCATCCTTCGCACCAGGCCTGTTTTGCAGGAGTATGACGGAAAGAAATTTTCGCGTCGTCAGACGTGCACTTCGTTTGTTGTCTACTTACCGCCGACAGATATGACGGCTGATGCTACGCAACGGTTCATCGATATTTACGAGGAACGTGGGCATATTCTCGCGTGAATTCTGTATACTGAAGGACGATTACAAGGATCTATGAGCGTCCTGGCCGATTGGGAAATCAAAAAACTTGCTGAAGAAGAGGAGATGATTTCTCCCTTTGTGGATCATTTGATTAATAAAGACGGTGAACGGAAACTCTTGAGTTATGGCCTCAGCTCATACGGCTATGACATTCGGTTGTCTCCCAAGCAATGCTTGATTTTTGGCAAAGTACAAGCTGGTGATTGCGATCCAAAAGACTTTGACCCTGACATCCTGAAACCTTCTGAGCTATTGGAGGATGAACGCGGACAGTACTTCCTGCTGCCGCCGTACGGATATTGTCTTGGTGTTGCGCAAGAACGTCTAAAGCTCCCCAGAGATGTCACTGTTGTTGCGGTTGGTAAATCGACGTATGCCCGATCAGGAATCCTGGTCAACATCACGCCAGCAGAAAGTGGTTGGGAAGGTTATCTGACGCTTGAGATCAGTAATTGCACTGGCCTTTTCAATCGCATCTATGCGAATGAGGGGATCACGCAACTGTTGTTCTATCGCGGCAACCCTTGTCACACTACGTACCAAGACCGGAAAGGTAAGTATCAAGACCAACCGAATAACGTGGTTTTCTCCCAGGTCTAACCAAAGGGTTTACCAAATTGTTCAACTGGTTTACGGGCGTAGCCAACAGATCCGGCACGCCCACCAGAGTCACCAAGTGTTGCACTAGTCGGTTCACGGACTAAAGCACGTTTTTGATATTCACCAGCGCTGCGAGCTGCCTTCATAAATTTCGCAACACGATCTTGTTTGCGATTAACGGATGCAGCAGAACCTCTGTCGTCTTCTGAAAGACGGCGCATATCAGTGTCATACGCCTGCTCTGGACGCAAGTCAGATACTTCAGCCCCAGAAGTACCAGAGTCTCGTCCGGGATCGTATGTAGGTCTAAAGATATTTGCCATCTTATTATTGTAGGAGAAGTAAATCAAGTACCCGCCGTGATGCATTCTGCCGCAGGCTTTTTGGATAGCTTTGTTCAGGACGAACTGAAGTGTCGTTGTCTCAGTGAAGAAGATTTTGGTGCACCTCTCGACAACACAGAGAACGATGTTCCGCTGTACGATATGTACAACCGCGGTTTAGTTGCATGCGAACAGGGGCTCGAAAGGAATCCGTTGAATCTCGAGGGGGCACGTCCTGGAATGACGGGTTACATTCCCTCAATGGAGGAGGGCTTGGCGATGGGAGCATCTCCGAAACCCAAAACGCTGGTATTGGAACTGGAGGAGCCGGACGAGGAGGAGCAGATGTTATCGGCCAAACGACGTGGTTTGCTCCGGTAGAAGAAGTAAGTGATTGCCCAGGGGGAGTATGTCCTGTTCCCTGGGCCGTCAAGGAGGAAACGCCTGTTATCAAAGAAGATCAGGTCAACCATCCGCCCCATTACACAGATGGTGGTGGTATCGAGTGTATTGAGGCTATTGAGGCGCAATTAACTGCAGAGGAGTACCAAGGCTATCTCCGTGGCAATTGCGTTAAGTATTTATGGCGTTGGCGTCACAAAGGCGGTAAGACTGACCTGGCAAAGGCTCAGTGGTATTTAGACCGCCTGCTGACGTTTACCGAAGCTCAGAACGGCTGAAGCTCGTCATCGTCTTCGTCATACTCGTCGTCGTCACCCATGCATGCGGCGGCGAGTTCTGCTAATTCCAGATCGGTTGGATGATCCCAGTCGATCTCAATGTTTTCAGACGCCATGATGTCTTTGATGGCATGCCACTCCATCATGCGTTGGTGGTAGAGACTCAGCAGGGCGTAACGCAACTCTTCCCATGTCATCTCCTGGGATTGAAGTTCAGCCTTACGCATTGCAAATTGGAGTTCCAGGGGAAGTTCAAATTCCCGTGGCTCGACTGACCTCTCCATTCCGCTCTGCATTTGCTCGTTGCAATTATTCTAATCCTAGCTATTAAACAGCAAATCGAGTTCTTGGTCTAGAAATTCGTCCCACTTGCTCTCATCAATACGAAACGAGTTAGCAAACTCAGACAAAATGTAAGGGCTGATACGTTCTTCCAGCTCTCGAACCGCACGTACCTCATGGGGAGCGGCACTGTAATTACGGAAAGCCGTCAACAAGATCTCTGTAGAGGACCAGGGATTGGCATCGATCTCCTGGAGGAATAGGTTGATTTCTTCCCGGCGACGATCCAGGAGGCCGCCAATGACATTGTGATCTTCATCAAAAATCCACTTGCCAATTTCCTGGGTGGCACCACAGAAATCTTCGGCTTCGATGCAGTCAATTACATGACTGTACAAGAAGGGATCCCAGCCAACTGAATGAACGAACGAGATTAGAGCCTGGCGCATGCTGTTGTCGAGGCCCAGGTTTAGTTTGGCTAGCTGGTTGTCAATGACGTTGATTTCATGGAAGAGATACTCAAGGGCCTTCTCACGTGTGCAGCATTGGCCACGCTTGACGGGAGAACCATCGGGATAGAACTGAGTCCCAAACCCGATGGTATAAGGCTCCTCGCCAGTTACCGGATCTGGGTATGCCTTTTCGCTATACCCTTCGTATTTACGGATTAGATTAACCGCATGCGAAAGATCCGACATAGGAGTATCAATTAGTACTCCCAATATACATAAAATTTACTTACCTTGACCGCGATAACGCTTTTCACCAGGCTTTAGCTTGGTGCGCTTTGAGCGTCCTTGACGTGTTTTCTTGGGCTTGGACTCAATGAGAACTGAGCTGGACTTAGACTTGGCCATGTTGGTGTGGAATCAACTCACGTAAGTTACCACGCCTTACAACTCCAGTAGCCAGCCGTAAGCTTGCTTTTAGGTTCGTCACAGTTGTGGCGGGCACGGAAATTCTTGCGGCGTTCTGGGTTGTCACGTTTGATTTCCATATTAGCGTCACCAAAACGAACAATTTTTTCTTGGCCGTTTTCACAAGCCTTGACTACCGATTTTTTCCCGCCTTGTACATCACGCCTAGGCTTGTTGCAAGGCATTGAGTCCTTGGCAATCTTTGCGGCCTTAGCTGCTTTTTTACGTTTATCTGACATTGTTATCAACCAAACAGTGACCCTAGTCCACCAAAGAAGTTTGTTTCCATATTGTCAAAGTAAGAAGGTGCACCCTCGTCTTCCTCGTCTTCAAAGTACTGAAAATAAGAAGAACGCTTAGGGACGTATGTTTCTTTTTTTTCTGTATCCATCATACTTGAGAAAGATGCTATCGCACTAAAAGGATCCGTCATGTCAGGCATGGAAAAACCAAGCAACCCTTCCATGCCTGTTTTTGATCCCGTTTTTCTTGTTGAAAGTAAATTTTTGTCTTCCTCTGTTGCGTCAGGAAAAAATTCTTTGTAAAACGCTGATTCATTCCCTCCGTACCCAGCGCTGCTAAAAATTTTATAAAGCATGGTGCCTCCTGGAGGAGCTTCTACTTTCTCGTCTTCATCCCGTTGAATATAAGTAAAACCTAATTCTTCTTGTGTTGGCTTAATCCTTTGCTCATTAAGTTTTTGAATTGCATCACGAATATCGATAGCCGGATCAGTTTGAAGAAATGGCAACAACATTGCCTTTAATTCATCCGCAGGATACTCTTTGTAGTCGATACCTGCTTCGTCTAGTTTTTGTTTTAAATCGTCAGGAAGATCTCCAATGCCAAATTTATTAAGAACTTCTTCAGCCTTGGCGTCGGCCGTAACAAACTCAAGGAATGTCTTTTCGGGGAAGGTTTCAAGCTTGCCCGACAGAGCATTGCGTAAATCAGTTTGAATAAAGTTGCTTAAATCTTTGCGTGTATATGTATCGGCAACAGGATCAAAGCCTTTGTTTTTACCAATCACTTCGTAATGAAGCTTGGCAAAGTCATCTTTAGATATATCACGTATTCCTGGCGTATCAACAAGTCCGTATTCATATGCAAGAACATCCCAATTTTTTCCAGTATTTCCTACGGGATTTGTGTCTCCAGTTTTCCAGGCCTCCCAGGCCGCGTTAAAATTTTCTTTTTGTTCCTTGTATAATTCTTCCCTTGTTGTATCGCCAGGGAGATTAACAGGATTTGTGTAAAAATCAACGTCAAACGATTGCGTACCGGGATTGCTTGTTTTAAGGGAGCTTAAGTACTGCTCTGCTTGGTTCTTGGCAAGATCTTTAAGTGCACTCGAAGCAAGCTGAGTCTGCAAAACGTTTTGATCTTCGACATCAACATCCATATAGCTGATAAATTCAGCCATTGACTTAGAGGTATCAAAACGTGGTCTAAGGTATTGCTCAACAAAACTATTGGCAAAATCTTTTGCAACTTTATATTCCTTGCTGGCATCATCAGGATCCGTAATTGTTTCTATTTCCTGGTAACGCTTGGCAAGAGTTTCATCAAACCACTTCTGCCAATTGTATTGAACTGAGTTACCAAGTCCTAAAACCTTGTCAAGTTGCCCTTCAAAACTTGAATCCTTTTCTCCTGCCTTACCAAAAGACAAGAAGCCACCAGTGCCAATATCCCCTAAGATAGAATTCTTGATTTCTTCTTTTAAGCTGTTTGTTGTTGGGAGCCCCATTCCCCTAAGAAGGCCAAATGTCTGCTCTTGTTTCTTAGCATTTTCATATTCTTTGAGTACTTGTTTTAATGCATCAGTCGATAAAGCGCCAAAAGTGTTTTCAAGCTCAATGTCAACAAGAGATGTAGCGGCCGCTTCCGCTGCAGATGGAAGCTCCTTGCCTTCCTCATCTTTTTCTCTTGCAAGAAGAGCAGTCCTTAATATCTCGTACTCATCGTTTGTTAATTGACGTGTTTGTTCTGTGTATGGAGAAATTTCCTTAGGCTTACCAGGGAGCCCTGAAAAACTATATGAAGCGTGTAAGTATTCATTTAAATCTTTGTAACGCTGCGTAATATCAATGTCGGGAATTTTTTGCCCAGCAAAAGAGACATTAGACTGAGCCTCTTTCCATTTATCAAGCGTTTCCGGGGCGAGTTTGGAATAAAACGTCGGATCAAAATCGTTTAGATTCTTCCCTTGGCTTGCGTCCCAGGCTTTGAAGCCTGTTAAGCCTTTATAGATATCCTCAATTTGAGTGATCGTGTTTTGATCGACATAATCAGAAAGATTTACATTATTTGTTTGAAGGTCTTTGTCGAGCCCCTCCATCAATATTTTGTAGCTTGTATACGTCTTCCCAGCAGCGTTAAGTCTTTGAGCGATTTTTTCAGCTATTGTTTTTTCTTCATTCGTTGCATCGCTAGAAAGATCAGCAACTACAAAACCAGTTTTTGAGTCTCTCTTTAAGCGAATCATGATGCTTCTTTAAATTCCTGTATATCAACCAAGTTGTTATAACCCGGTTCCATCCAATCTTTTATCATATCCAGCCTAGCCTGCGCGAAAAAAGTTTGTTGTTTGTACCAGGCTTCCATGTCAGACGATGCTTTGTTTGCGTTACACCTACAACAAGCTGGGACTAAGTTGTGACGATTTGAACAGCCCGATTTAAATCTAGGTATGATGTGATCCAGGCTTGTTGCCTTTTCTCCGCAATAAGCACATTCGTGATCCCAGGCTTGATATATACTTTCTCTGAAACGTTTTTTAGCAAGTTTTGGAGTGATTTCAACTAGCAGGGCGAGGGGCTCGTGCTGGCTGCAAAACATGCTCTTCAATTGCCGTTACTTTATTTTAATTTCCCCACATATCTTCCCGAACAAAACAAAGAGATAAAACTTTGCTTAAGAGCGTTGACAAGCCCTTGACTCGCGGTAGGTTATATGAGTAACCACTGCCACTCCAATGGCTAAGTATCCCGGCTGGGTATCGGTCCAGCAAGCAGAACAGCTCCTTGGTATCGATAAGGAGACTCTCTTCAAGTATCGCGATGACGGCACCCTGAAGCTAGGTCCTCATTTCGCGGCATTCCCTGGTACCATGTCACGGGACAGCTACAAATGGAACGTAGCCGCCGTCAAGAAACACCTGCGTAAACAGGGTATGATGCCTGTTGCTGCTTAAGTTGCCTATAGTGATTCTTACGGAGTTTATGGGCAAGGATGAGATCAGTGATGTTTAGCTGAACATCCTGAAATGCCATTGCTTCATAAAGGTGTGAACAAAGGGACGGATAGCAGCTCTGCATATTGCGGGGCTGCTTTTCTTTTAGCTCAAACAAGAAAACCCACTGTGGATGTAGTGGGCGTACAAGTCGCTTTTTACTAGGGACAGAAATGGCGCGATCTGGTCCCCAGTCAAGGTCTGATAGCTCTTCTGGCTTAAGGCCATAAGTGGCAACCATACCATAGAGCCAGGAGATGTCTTTAGTTTTTCTACTGGATGCTAAGCGGAAATACTCATCCACGATCCGCTGATCCAGGGGCGGCTGGTGGTTCATGTGTTGTATGAGCTAAGTAACCGCACCATATCGAACGGTGGGCTTAGCTCGCAAGGGGCAAAGAAAACCTTAATAAGTCTCGTGAGACTTAATATAAGTATACATTATTTGTCAAGGAGTATACTCCCTGCCATCTTTATCAAACATTGTAAAGTTCTCGATGAGGATGCGATCTGTAGCAAAGTTAAATAAACGTTGAAGCATTGGAAAGATCACTGGAGACTGACAGTTATAGGGCGGTACATCCATCATTGAAAGTGCTCTTTGGGTTTCCATGAACTCTTTTATGTTTTCCTGTTCTTTTTCTGATTTAGCGACAAGTCTTTGCTCCCAGTCCGCCATGCTTCCAATCCCGACAGGAAAATCAGAAGGTTCTGGAGGGAACACATTATCTTTAAACTTCAGCGCGTAAATATGTTTACAGTATCTAAGTTCATCCAGGAGGGGTGTCCACGTGTCGTCTACTGCTGTAATAGTGATTTGCGCAATGGAATCAGCATCTGTATTAACGGTTACGGACGAATAATCCTCAAATGACGGTAGTCCTTCTGCCCGTGAACCAGCTACTGCAATATCTGAAGTGCTCCTTACATAAGTTGAACCAAACTCCCTGTAAACACCTGGGTTATCTCGTGTTGATTTACGTTCAACAACACTGTTATCAGTCACTGTGTAATCAAGTTCAAAACCATCGGGAGAAATAACTTCCAGACTTCTATCCTCCCCCGCCTTGGTCATTGCACTGTTATCTAAAATCCCATCGCGTTTTGTTAATTCAAAGCGGCCAGGCTTGATGTTAGATAAGCCTGTCCTTGGGAACTGCTTCTTGTTGCTACTAGAAGTAGAAGACAGAAAAGAATAGTCTCGACGTGTAAAATCTTGGCAAGTGCAGCAATAACGTGAGCCTGTAATTAAGTAGCGTCCAGGAGTGAAGCCCACAGGAGAAGGTGTGACAAAAACGCCATCCGGTGTAACTTGCACTGAGCCTGCTTTTTTGAATGTCAGCACTCCCGTGTCTTGGTTAATGGCAACAACAACGGCCTGTACGTAGCCGTATCTTGTTTGCGTAGCAGGATTGATCGTATCCTTGTCGATGATGGGTCCATCAACGGTAATAATCCGATCTTCAAAAATCTCGGTATTTGCAGGTTTTAAGCCATCAGGCTCCCCTGGTACGGGAATGTAAAAGGGTGACGGAAGAGGGTTGGCTCCGCTCCAGGTTCCCGCAAGCTTCACATACCAGTAGTTGGCGTCTTCTGTAACAGAATCAATAAATAACTTCTGGCTACTGACTGGATCCGTTAATTTGTCGCATCGCACTGAACCCGCGTAACGCCATACTGCCCAATGCATTCCAAATTCTTTACTGATCGTTGGATAACCAACGAAGGCGCCTGAGATTACAGGCGATGGATTTCCACTTGTTGTTGCGTTAGGTATGTCGTAACGAAAACGATAGGAATAATCATTGTTATGGGTAGTTGCTGTGGCAAGTTCATAGCCGCGCCTCCAGCGTGACCAGGCTGATTCCCTGTTAACAGTGTATAAAGAATCTGGAACCGAGCCACGAGAAAACTCAGTCGTGATCGGCTTTACTCCGTTGGGAGCGCTGACCTCCGACTGAGAAAAATTACCAAAAGAGCTTCCACTCTTTTTGGCCATGATTAGAAGAAGCCGCCTTGTGCAACGACGTGGGCACCAGGGGTGTATCCAGAAGCGTGAGGGCCACCTGGGAACACACCAACGTAAATGCGGTCGCCTCGTTCCAAGTAAATGCCCTTGTTGCGCAGAGGAGCGGTGTTACCAAGGCCTGTTGTGTTACCGGCTTGCATCACGGGTGTCGCAAGTTGCGGCATTAAGTCAGAACAGTCGACAGTACCGCTATTGGCTGGAATAGTTTTTGCAAATAACACGCGGTAGTCGCCAGAGGCAGGAATCGGTACAGTTGTTCCACGTGTGTGGTAAAACACGAAGGTAACCTCTGGTTGATAACCATAGACAACACCGTTGTACGTAAAGCCACTTGCTGTGCCACCAGAGTAATGCAGAGCTGTGTTTACGCCCGTTAAGGTTGTTGCTCCGGTATACGTGTAATAACCAACGCCGCTCTCTGGAGTCGTAGCTGTAATTACACCAGTATCTGTGACATTAACAATTTGACCACTCGTCAAAGAAATAATTGTGCCAGATGTTGTGCCGTTAATTGTGTAATCAGGGTTACGGTAAAAATCATTGCGTGTGATGGTAATCGAATCAACGACACCGCCACTGTTGTTGTCTTCTTGAAGAGAGGCGTCCATATCCACCAGGATCGATGGAGCCTGTCCGCCCTGTACAAAGAGTGTGTTAGATGCAGAGCTGCCAACCGTTTGGGTCGTTACTCGAACTGAATCAAATAACGGACGGTCAATTAACAGCGGCTGCTTGTTTGATGACGTCGAGGACAATGTTCTGCTTCCTTTTTTACTAATTATAGGACTTTTAACCGTAAGGATTTATGTAGCTTGAAAGAAAATCCAAACCTATCGGAAGTCCTGTTCCTTGGCTTCCTAGTAATTGTCCCATGAGCTGTTCTTTAAGAATATCCTTGAGAGATGTTTCTTTTGTATTTGAACCTGTCATGGCTTTTATAAAACCTTTCAAGAAACCATCGCTTGATAAATCCTGTTGTCCACTTTGGGTTGCCTGATCGGAAACCTGTAGCGGTTGCAGTCCTTGCGAATAGACTTCTTGGAGTTTTGCGTAAGGTTTAACAGGCTGGCCGTAAAAACTTTTACCTTCTTTCGTTGGCAGTGACGCCCACTCAGGGGAAAGTGCTGCAACAAATTCAGGTGTAAGCCCTTTCTTTTGTAGGTAAGACAAGCCGCCCAGACCCATGGTGCGACTACGCGCCAAATCAAGCGCTGCAATATCTTGCTCTGCCGGACCAAAAGAGCCAAGGCCAAGTTTTTTCTGTTGTTGTTGCCAGGTTGGCGTAAGGAATTGATAAGCACCTGCTGCGGTACTTCTTCCTTTCATCACTTTGTCTGGGTGACGTTCAAGGTTGGGTGCAAGGCTGCCACCAAACATCACCCGATAAGAATCTTGGCCCCCTCTCTCCGTGCCTTCCGCAAAACGAATCATTCGCAACAACGCCTGTCCTTCTGGCGTTTGTCTGAATTGTTCGTAGAATTTACGGTCAGCCATAGAATTATTCTCCTACCCAATTTGACTCTGCCTTAAAGCCAGGAGTAAAGACTGTTTGTAGTGCCAGTACAAGACTCAGCTTGGTCGTCAGACGTTTAACAAAATTGGGACAAAGGATCATGGAGCTAAAGCAACAACACTGGCCTCCGTGAATCAATGATTCGTATCCAGCAGGTTGGACTTACATGCCAAGCAATGCCAAGTAATTACTTTTTGTTAACCTGGTTTAAAAGCTTTTGAAATTCCTCTGGACTCATGTTTTCAAAGCGAGGATCCGCAAAGTTCATGAGCGGCGGCCCTTCACCTCCAAGATAGTTGGGACCTGCTGGATTCAGTGTCGGGTCCACTTGCGGAACCAAGGGGGATGGCCCGAGTGTGGGGGAGCCCATTTGCTGATCGGGAGCTGATCCAGTTTGGTATCCAAAGGTGCGCTGCATTAACGGATTGTCCATGCCAACTGCTCCCCCAGGTTGTCCCATCGGCGTGCCACCATATTTCTGCTGCCAGATAGCAATGCCTTGGTCACGTACTGCATCCATCTTTGCTTGATCACCAGAGGCAACTGCTGCTGCACGGTCACGATCGTATTGTGACAAAGCAGGATCTTGAGCTACTTGCTGGGCAACAGCTGACTTTTGAGATTGATAATCACGTTCTGCTGCGGGGGAGAGAGGAGCTACAGAACTAGAGGGATACACAGACCCAGGGGGCATGTAGGTCGGTCTACCACTGTTAATGTCGTATTCAATACCGCCAACCGTATATGTACCATAGCTGCTGTATCCTTCAGTCTTGCGCGGTTTTGCACGCGTAGTCTTATCACCAGCTAAATTGCTTCCCATAGAGCCGAGAATACTCATTTGGGCGCTGCCTGTAGGATTTTGTCGTCCTGCCTCAATAAAACGAGGTGCTTGGCTTGCCCCTAATACAACGGCTCCAACGGGTCCGCCACCAAATAGCAAAGTTTTTAGATTGCTAATCCCCTTGGCGCCTTGTAAAGCAGGATTAATAAATTGAAGGGGCATAATTACCTCCAAACCTCATGTAAATAAAGACGAGAACCAACAGCAGTGTCGGCGGGACCAGGTAGGGCCTGGATAAATTCAGCACCAGAGCGTTCGTAACGGTATCTGGCCTGGAACGGATCCTTGTAGTTGGGAACGTAAAGGATACCGGCTAAACGGTTGGTCTCGTAGAGATAAATCTCATCCCAGACCTTCAGTGCTTCTTTGGCATTGCTAGACCGAATCGTACGGTCCACATCACCAGCGATGCTTTCTAACCGAGTGGAAGGCGATGTTGCAACCTCTGTTTTTTTCTCGGCCGTATCACAACGACCAATTTGAATAACGATCTTGTCATAGAAGTATGAATCCGGAACCGTGTTTAGAGCTTCTTCTAAACGGGCGTAATCACCCGCCGGCACAGAAACCGTGAAGTAGCCCAGGTGATACCGGACTCTACTCT